CAGCCCAGCCATCCCGACCGAGGATTTCGTTGACGATGTTCAGTTCGTTGAGGTATCGCCAATCGGAGCAGACGATGGTCAGGTTCGGCTCATCGTGCATCTTGGCAGTCCGGTTGCACTCCCGGGTGAAGGCGAGGGCGAAGACGTCGCGGTCAAGCGAACGGGCGAAAGTCCCGGCGCTTACGAGGAAGTCCCGGTGCTTTACCTTGAAGGCCTCGTTGCGAAAAGTTCTCGCGGAACCGGAGCCTCCCACTTCAAGCATCTGCATGTAGGTGTCGCAAGCTTGCTTGAGTGGGTCGGCGAAGTTCACATGGGCGACGAGTCGCTTTGCGCCGAGGATGATTCCTTCGGCGAGGGTGTCCTTCCCCGCACGGGCATACCCAGTGATGAGGATGATGGTCTTCATGCGGAGAAGGAGCGCGGGATTAGAACGGAACGGATTCTCCGGCCTCGGACGAGAAGGACTCGGGGATGTCGTCGCTCTTGTAGCCGACAGCTTCCACCGGGGTAATCTTTTTGAGCCTGTAGTTGAACTGCATCTTGCCGTTCCATTCCTTGTCCGGCGTGACCTCAAGCTCGACTGTCGCCTTCTTGCCAAAGGCCGGGGAGACGTAGCGGATGAGATTCTCCACGGTCATGGAGGTGGGCGGCTCAGGGCAGAAGCTTCCGGTGAGCTTGCCGACAAGCATGCCGAGTCCTTTGCCGAACTCGACGGAGTAATTCTTGGTCATGCAGTTGCCGTCGCCGTCCACGAAGAACAGGCGGCAGGAGGCGAACCCCTTCTTGTTGACCTTGAAGCGCTCCAGCATCTTGTCATCCTTGGGCTTGACCAGCTTGAGGATGAAGGTGCCGGACTGCTCGATGTTCTTGAGCGGAGGGAGTTCGTTGTTGGGAGGGTTCATTATGGTATCTGGTTGGTGGGAGATTGGTATGGTGAATGGGCCGAATGTCGCCATCAGGCGAACTTGATGGGTTCGGCGGAGGAAGGCTTCGCGCTGATGTCGATGGTCTTCACATCACTTCCGTAACCCGGCCACTCGTCGAGCGCAACGCAGGACTTGTAGGTCTTGACGACAGCTTCGAAGTCGAATGCCGCCATGGTCATCAGCTCGGGCCCGACTTCGTAGACGGAGAACTCAAAGGGAGCCTCCTTCTCTGCGGCGATGAACCGGAAGCCATTGAGCCGGGTCTTGAACGCGGCCTCGTAAGCTGTGCGATACAGGTGCGCTTGGAGGTTGTAACGGTAGTTACGCACGGACTGAAGGAAACCCCGGGGAGAGGCATCCTCGCACGTCTTGAGGTCGTACAGGTATCCGTCGTCGCCGAGCGCGTCGATGGCGCATTTGATGGTCACACCGCAGTAGTCGGTCGTGAACATGAACTCGGTCTTGGTGAACTTAACGCCGATGGCTTCCCGGGCGCGGCGCATAGCCTTCGCGACATTGTCGCCCAGCGTCCACTCGTCGGCGGACAGGACGGTCTTGCCGGAGGTGGCGGCGATGAAGGCTTCATACGCGGCCTTGCCTTCCTTGGTGCGTCGGTCGATGCCTTCGGGGAGCGCGGCGTACTTGTCCGCCGTGACGAGGTCGCCCTCAAGGACGGAGGAGTGAACGAACGAGCCAATGCGGAGAGCCTTCGTCTCCTCGCGCGGCGTGGACAGGTAGGCCTTGTAGTGGGCCGGGGACTTGAGCAGTTCCTTCGCGCCGGAGTAGTTCAGGGCGATGGTTGCGTCGTATTCTTTGCGGGTGCTGATTTCGTTGGGCATGGTATTGGTGGGTGGAAATTAGATTTCTTCGTCCTTCGGGTCTTTGAGTTCATCGATGTGCTGGGCGATGTTGTCGCACGATTCGATTGCATCAGCGATGGCTCGCTCGCATTGGGCGAGGGTGTTTCGCATGACCTTGATGGAAGAGTTGATTCGCTTGAGCCTGTCGTAAAGGGGTTTCAAATCCCAAAGCTCGGTGAGGCTGGTGTTCGCGGCCCGGAGGTGTTCGCGCTTCCCGGCCTCGATGTCGGCGAGGAGGTGGCGAGCGTCGTCACCGACAATCTCGGTGTCGCAATAATACTCAAGGGACTTGAGCTGTTCCTCGATGTTAGCGAGGTGTCGCTGGAGGGATTCTCGGCTGGTCATGGCTTTGGTTTAGGCGCGGACTTCTTGAATGGCAAGGTCTTTCGTAGTCCGGAGGAAGAAACGCACGGACACCGGGGGACGGAGCGAGGAGAGGTTCTCTTTCTTCCATGCGGCAAGCTTGTCGGTGAACTCCGCGAGCCTTGCGGCCTTGACTTCGCAGTACGGCAGGCTGTCTAGGCAGATGAAAAGCGCGAACGGCTCTTTGGTGTTTGCCGCCAGCTTGATTATGCCGGAAGGGATGGTCTTGGGCTTGGCGAGAATCTTCATACAGCGTTAGGGTTGATGCGGTAAAACTCCTGCCCGTGCTTGGCCCAAAACTCGACGTGACTTCCGGCGACGCGGACTTCCTTTCGTTTCCATTTCCAAAGCTCCTCGGTAAAGGAGTCCCTATCCCAGACGACGAACTCCGGGTTCTCGACCCTGCCGTCTATCACGAGGAACAGCGCGTGGCTCTCCCGGGGCATCTTTGAAGCCATGTGGCTCATGGCCGTAGGCGGATTGGCTCGACGGTCAGGCATCAGAGTCCGCACATGCCCTCGCATTCAGCTTTGAAGTCCCACTCGGTTTGGCCGTCATCCCGATTGAACTCGATTTCTCCGAGCGGCTTGCATGCGCTGTGTAGGTAAACCTCCATTTGCATGGTCTCATCTTTGGCTTTGTATAAGGCCCGGATGTCGGTGTCAAACTGAACAGCCAGCTTGAAGTGTTCCGGGTCTTGGGTCTTCAGCCTGTGCCATTCCTCGTTTGAGTGGAACGGGCAGTAGTAGCAGGCGGAGCGCGGAGGCTCGGGATAGCCGTTTTCGCGCATCCATTTGATGCAATGCTCGCGCATCATCTTCTTCTCAATCAGCGGCCAGCGATGCTGAGTCCACGCGTGAGACGGAATCTTGGCGCGTTGGGTCTCGTCGTAGCTGATGCCAATCCACTGGGTGACGGTCACTTCCTTCTGCGCTCGTTTGATTCCGCAGACCTCCTTAATCTTGTTGATGATTGGGACAATCTTGTAGTCTGCTGTGCATTTGCGACCGATAGCCGCAGTCTTCTTGCCGTCCGGCATGATGCCGAAAAGGGGAATCAGGCGGCGGAGGTAATTCTTGTTACTCCGGCCGGAGCGGCGGACTCGCAAGCTTTCTTCCGTCAGGCTACCACGGGTGACGCGGTAAACCGGGAAGGGCAGTTGCTTCTCCAGCCAGTCGAGCCATTCGTAGACCTCCTTGGGTTCGGCTTGGGTATCTGCGAACACGGCGAAGTCAGGCACTTCCCCGATTTCCCCTTTTGCGGCCATGAGAGCAAGGCACGAAGATTGGACACCAGCCCCAAGGTTGAGGACTGTGTATTTGGTCTTGGGCGGCGGAGCGAAGAATGAGTTAGACATCTTTCTTGAAGAGTTTGGCGAGGACTTCGTTGGCCCGGTCTAGGTCGGCGCGTGTAGCCTCAAGCTCGTTAGCCATTTCCCGGCGGAGGGTTACCCCGTCCCGGCGGAGTAGTTCGTTCTCTTCCATGACGCGAAGCCACTTGGCCTCAAAGTCCCGGGCCTCGATTCGGAAGTAGTTGACCGTCCCGGTCAGCCGCTCGACTTGCATCTGCGCGTGGTGCAGTTGGAGCCGGAGGTTCGTGACCTCCTTGCTCAGTTCCGATTCGTCGTCGCGGCTCACTTGGAGATGGCCTTGAGGAAGGCGGATTGGTTTTCGGCGATGACAATCTGGTGCTGGTTGCCGAGAGTTTCGATTGCCGCGTCTGCGGCGAGCCAGCCTTTGGCGACGAGGTACTCCTTGGCTTTCGGAAGCTTGTCCTGAGGAATGAAGCTAAACCAAACATCCTTCGTCGTTCGGCGGTCGTCTTCGCGCTGGTAGTTTCCGCGCCCGACAGCTGGGCCGGAAGCCTTAGCTCCGTCGTCGTCGATGTCCGTAGAGATGCCACAGGCGGTTTGGAGCGATTGGCGGCGGAGATAGGTAATTGCGCTCCCGAGCTTCTGCGCGTCGCCCGGTGCGACGAAGGAGAGGGTTCCGCTGTCGTGAGACTCGCCGGACGCGTGGAGGAAGGTGGTCGTGACGCGCACCTGACCCTCCGCGGAGGAGAGCGACTGATGCACGGCGAGGTTATGCTCCCGGGCCACAGCTTTGACTGTGTCCAGAATCTCCGAGAGCGAAGCGTACTTGCTCTTGAAGGCCGGATTGACCCGGTCGGCGGAGACGTTGCCGATGGCGTTGAGGAAGGCGACCAAGTCTTGGCGCGCCGTATTGGGTTGGTTGTCTTTGGGCATGGTGGTTGGTGGAAAAGTTTACAAAAGAAAGGGTCTGTCTGAGTTATGTAAACTTAGTTGATGGCCTTACGGAGACCAGCGTCAAGGATAAGGAGCGCGTCTGCCGTGGCGAGGGTGACGTGGTTGTCAGGGTAAAGCTCCGAAGCCCGGGCCTTGAGCTTGTTCTTCCATTGGGTCGTAGTCTGCTCCCCCTTGGTTCCGACCGGGTGGGCCTTTTGCCAGATGGGAGGGCGCACGGGGTGAACCTTGAAGCCAAGAGCCACAGCGGCCCCATAGCATACTCCGTAGTTGAGCATCAGCTTGCCGATGGCGGAGCCGGGGATGTTGCGGCCTGCATACATCGGGGGAAGCTCAATGTAAAACTCGACGAGGTCTTGTCCCTTGGCGACATTAGCGAGAAGCTGACAAGTGTCGAAGTCGGTCGGCGGCATCCGGAGCGCGGTCGTCTTGCCGTTGAAGTGCCAAGCGATGCCTCCGTTTACGCCGGGGTCGATTGCGATGGTAAGGGTGTCTTGCATGGTTCAGGAGAGCTGGGCCTTGAGCATCTGTATCTCGCGGCGCAGGGTCAAGGACGAACCGAAGGAAAGGTAGGACAGGGTGTTGAATCGTTCCTGCTCGATGTACAGGCGACCGACCTCGGAGTAGCGGAGGTGGGCGTGAGCCGGGTCTCGGGCGACCTCCTGCATCGCGAGGAGAAGCTTGCCCCGGGCATCCCGGGCCTTCTCGCGGTAAGACCTGACCTCGGCGAGCGTCGCCTTGAGGATGGCCTTGAGGTTGGCCATGCGGTGATTGTTTTCCATGAGTGGTTAAATCATTCCACGGAAACGGCC